GTGGTAAGCAGCGTAAAAACCTGCCATATTTGCGAGGAGTGCTTGAGCAGTGCATATATTGGATGTTGCTTTGTCTCGTCTTATGTGTTGTTCCCTTGTTTGTAATGCTAACCGTAGTGCTTTATTACCTTGGGAGTCTAGAGACTGCCCTACAATTCGTCCGGGAATCTTTCTCTTATATTTTTCACTGATAGCAAAGAATGCAGCATGAGGCCCACCAAATCCCATTGGTATACCAAACCTTTGCATACTACCAACTGCAATATCAAATCCCATCTCTCCTACAGGTTTCATTAATACCTGACATAATGGATCAACAACTGCAATCTTCATACACTTATATACATCTGCGATACGAATAAGTGCGTTCGGGTCACGAAGTCTACCTTTATTATTTGGTAACTGAACCAATAATCCAAAGGCATCATCAAAATCCTCTAAATTTGCTACAGTATGCCAATCAAGTAATTTTATTTCTATCCCTAAAGGTTTTGCTCTTGTTTCTAATACTTGTAATGTTTGAGGAAATACTTCACTATCAACTAAAAATACATTTTTCTTAGATGCACTATGAGCAAGTAACATTGCTTCTGCTGCTGCAGTTCCTTCATCTAACAAAGATGCATTTGCTATTGGCAACCCAGTAAGTTCTGTAATCAGTGTTTGATAATTAAATAACGCTTCTAATCTACCTTGTGATATCTCTGCCTGATAAGGTGTGTACGATGTATACCATGCAGGATTCTCAAATACATTTCTCTGTATTACTGGTGGAACAATTGTACCATAGTATCCTTGGCCAATTAAAGATCTTTTAACTCTATTTTTCCCTGCTACTTCTTTCAATTCAGTAAGTGCTTCCTGTTCACTACAACCATCAGGTAACTTATAATCGCCACGAAGTAGAATGGAATCAGGAACTATTTCTCTAACAAGTTCGTCTAAACTAGAAAGACCCAAATCTTCTAGCATTTGAGTCTGTTCTGCCTCTGATGGGCCTATATGTCTTGGGATAAATTCTGTCATTAAATACCTTGATCTTTATTTTTTGCAAAAAATTCTTTCATAGATGATTGACACTGACCGCTATTCTCTTTTGCATCATACTTATCATATCCTTTTATTTTTTTCCATTCATTATACATTGCACCTAACACCCATGCCTGAGAAAGTTGTTTAGCACCATTCTCTAGTAATTCAAGATAACGCTTGTTACTTGTATACTGCTTGTATTCTTCTTTCCAATTGGAATCGTCATAAAGTGGTGTTGTCATTTGCTGTAACTAAAAATTTTTCCTTTGATTTGAGATTGTCCGTCTGGGTTTTTCTTTTGTGGACTGAACTTTCCCACACCAATTCCTTTTGTTTTGGGGCCGAGACCACCTTTTCTTGTTGAGTGTAGTGTAGCAGTTTTTTTAGTTTGTGTCAATACAGAGTCTTGACCATACTTTTTACCTAACTTCTTGACTTCTTTCTTAAACTTTCTCTTACCCATCTTACCACGATCTATAGCAAAACTCTTCTCCTTTACTTTTCTGCTCTCTCCTGTCTTTTCATCTTTCTCATCATATGACCCCTTTAATTTAGTAGGGCCTCTACCAAATTTACCACGAATATCTTTTTGTAACTGTTGTGATCTTTTTTGATTTTCTTTTCTTGATTTATTACCACGGTCAGCAGACAGTGTAGCAATACCACTCTTATCAGACTTACTTTTTATTCTGGAGAGACTACTCTCGTCTAAAAACTCTTTAAATGTCTTCATCCCTTGCAACAGTTTTTAAGTATTTATTATCTGATGATTTGTATGTCATCGTCTTGTGTCCACAGTTCAACTTTATCTCTAAATCTACCTTCCTTCTTCAATTTTTCATATCTCTTACCTGCCTTCTTTTTCCACCATTTAAGTATATTCTCAAGATAAAACTTATCCCAGTTCTGACCACGAACTAATTTATCTTGCTCTCCACATAGAACTTCACGAACATTACCATAACCATAATCAGATATATAAAATCTTTTCTTCTGAGTGAGACTAAGAGCCATGTCAATCGTATCTGTAAATGTTTCTAATTCATCTTTCATTCCATACTCTTTCATAGAATTTTTAATTATTGATATCATCTTTGACTGCCTCTTCATCTTTTTAGATGATGCCTTATTGTCTGTTAATGGGGTATTATCATTCCATTCCTTAAAACGATTATGCAATCTATGAAATGCATCATCATGAAGTAGTGGAGTAAACTTACTTTCGGTTAATCCTTTATATCTCATGAATGGTTTAAGACCATCATATTGTGATGCTGATGTTGTAGATCCATATAGAGATGTTGTTTCAAATAATGCAATCTCTTTATCAAATACTTTAGATATAGTTTCTCTAGCAAAATGTGAACAACATAATAATGCTAATAACTTACCACCAAGATAGTTGTACCCAAATGGTTGAGAAGGTACAATAACAAAACCCATTGCAGTATGGCGATTCATTAAAGAAAGGTTAGCTGGTTTACCTAACCATATATTTCTAGGTTTAGAATTTATAGTTGGAGAACCAAATCGGATAAATCCAATAAGTTTTTTTGTATTCTTTTCATATACCATCCAACGCAATTCTCTACCGGGAATATTTGCTTCATTATTATGAGATGATACTGCACCTAACATTGTTTTATAATAATCTTGCGGTAGACCATTTTGAAATCTATCACCCACAAAATGAATATCAAACTCCATATCGTTTGGATGAATGTCTTCATTTAAAAATTCATCTTCAAATGATGTAAGTGCACTAAAACTTTTAACAGTTTCTTTTTTAACATATCTAAGATAATCTTCTATATTTCCCATACGAGAAAAATACCCTATGAACTCGTCAGCAGCCCATAAGGTATTATCTTTAGAAATAAGATTTATCGTCATAATCCTATTATAACATAGAATTTATTATTTGCCAATTTAAGGTTGAGATAGTGTCAAACAATTCCCTTTAGGATTGAATGCAATCTTATTACCATATACATCCACTATTCCATGTTCAGTAGGCATACCCTTATCTTTTGGATTAGGTTTAACATACTGTGGTAGAAACCCTGCTAGTTTAACACAAAAGTTATTCTCATTTATCTCATTTGTGTCGCCATCATTTACTATGTTGTTAGCAAACTCAATAAGATAGGATTTAGTTTCATTAAACTCTTCAATGTAATCTATACGGAATTGTTTAAGACCATCCTTTTGTCTAGTTGGTGCATATCCTAAAACCATTACTGGTAATCCTAACCGAGTTCCATGAACTATTGCTCTCATCCATGTTGCTTTGTTTCCACCATTCCCTGCACAATAAAGAATATAACCTTGCTTGATTAATTCTTCTTTACTACGGCTTTCAATTCCAGCTGGTGCTAAACCATGACTGTTAACAAAACCTTTTAAAGTGTTTTTACTTTTTACTGAACCAGATGAACTGTATGTACGGAAGTTAGGGAATATATTAGAGTTGTTATAACAAGTATCTTTAATTTGTCTTCTTAATTTAGCACTTTTATCTTTTGCAATTAAGTCAACAAACTGATCAATAGAATCACTATTGGGTTCTACTAACCCTTCACTAACTGAGTTACATACTTCCTTAATATAATCTTGTTTAGTTTGAGAAAGAAATGGTCTTTTATGATGATTTGATTGGTTCCTAGCAACTACTTCCCAAAAACGACTTTCAAAATCATAAATGTCTAATATCAACATTTCTTGACCTATACGATCAAAGACCTCATTACGATTAAATCCAGATTGACCTTTTAAATGATCATTGCTGTTGCTTTCGTAGTCAAAACACGCAATAGGAGGCTCAGCATTTATATCATAATCATTTACTGTGAAATCATTCTCTAATTTATTAACATGATCAGAGTCATTGTTTTTATCACGAGGTTGCTCTTCCGGATTATATCTAAGAACACTTCTCGGAACTAAGCACCTATCTAAATGTGTTGCTCCCTGATAATCTCTGGGTGGGCAAGCCTCTAATGACTTTTGTAATACTGTTTCGTCTAGTTCTAAAGGGTTATTGCATTTAACTAGCAATTTATCCCAGAACGATTTAGTCTCTGCTGAGACATTTAATTTTGTTTGCATTTTACTTAAAGTAAGTTTTACATCTAAAGCAAAAGTAAGAATTAAATTCTATTCAGTTGCCTTATGTGATATTATATATCAATTATTTTGTTTCGTCAAGAGCTAACCTCTCCCCTAATACTCTTTTCATCAGTTCAAGAGTTATCTGTTGTGGTCTTTGTTTCCAACCATACCACACACTCTTCTTACCTTTTGAATGTGGTGGAACTTTTGATCTCAAATAATATTGATCTTCAGTTACATCATATATTGTACTTCCGTCCTGCAACCACCAATGTTTTTCATCTCGAAAATCAACAGCACTAAAAGGAACAAGTTTATCAGTATTCATTAAAAAGAAAAGAGCTTGTGATGAATGATAACAATGACCATAAAATTTATATTTTTGAACATCAGTAGCATACTTTAATCTCTTACCTTTTAAAAGATCTCCTGATAGATTTTCTTGTATCTTTACAATAACATCCTCAATCTCATCGTATGGATAAGGCTCAAAGGTAAGAGTTCTTGTCTCAAAAACTTTCTTACCATCATACCTATTTCTTTCTACTTTTTTCATTAATCCATTAATCGTCATGGTCATCCCAAGGATCTCTTAAATTTTCATTATCAAAGAATCCCTTGTACACACCATATGCTGCTAATAAAACAGTAATGACTGCAATTGATATACCAAAGGTAAAATCAGGATCTACATTAGCATGTGGAATCATTTAAATCTCCATTCTCTCTCATCTAAAACTTCATTAATAAGTTCTTTTAATTCTTCCCTAAGTGCATCAGATAGAAGATTCATTTCATTCTTCACCATAGGTGGAATAGCATCTCTTTGTCTCTGAATATCTTCGGGAGTACCTTTACTCCCAAGTGTCATTGCTTGTGTATCCATCAATAATAATTTCTAGGATTTACTTTAGGTGAAACCATAATATCAATGGTCTCTTCAAACCATCTATTCATTGATTGTGCCATGATACGATATGATGTACCGACATATAATTGGCCTGCTACAACTGCTACAGTTGCTGCTCCCCAGAACATATAATAAAATCTAGATTTCATTTGTGCTCTTATTTTTTCTCGTTTATTCATCATCATGACCTTCCCTTGGATAATAGACCTCAACATACGATTTGCATTGAGGACATGATAAATTTGTCACTATACTATACTCTGGTGTCATGTCCATGTCAAGGTCATGATCTCCTCCCCATATAAGTTCAGTGTTACAGTGCCAACAGTTCATTATAATATTAATTGTTTAGTTGGTTTTGATATCTTACCAAACATTGAGTTGTACTGTTCGATAATCTCATCTTGAGGATCTCCAATATAAACCACATATTTTTTAGTGACTTCAAGTTTATCTTTTTGAAGTAAAGGAGACCAAGGAGCAAATGCGATTTGCCCTTGTTTTTGTGACGGTACTGCCACAATAGGATCAGTGATTGTTATTGAATCAGTGTCCTCTTTTGTAATGTCAGCGATTACATCTTCGCCAGACCACATACGAATTAATTTTACAGTCATTTGAATTCACACTCCACCATAATTTCGGTTAAACAAGCTAATAGGTTAATTTCCTGATCTGCCACAAATGCTACTTGGTATTGGTATTTAGCCAGAACAAGTACGGCAGCAGGAATAGAACTAGCGACCAAGGTTTCATACAAACTATCGTAAATGCGACGAAAAAGTAAAGTAGTATCATTATCCAAGTTAGTGTTGACCCACTTACGAACTTCAGAGAAGTTCTTTTCCTTAAGACTCTTAGTAAGTTCATTGATTGAAACATCAGAAAAGGACGCTAGGATGCCGGAATCTATTTCACCTCCGACTGAGTATCTTTGACACTCGTTGAGGACTCTCCTCCAGTCAGGAAAGTGTTTACTGATTAACTCAGCAACAACTTTCTTATCACTCTTTATATTCTCTTTGTCAAGAATATAATTAATCCTTGCAAAGAACTGTGCTGCTATTGTTGGTTTGTCTTTTTTATTAACAGAGAAGTCAACAACAGAGCACCGTGAATGGAGAGGAGAGATGATCTTATTTTTGTAGTTGCAGGTAAAGATAAATCTACAGTTCCTAGAGAATTCCTCAATAGACGCTCTGAGAAGGAGTTGTACATCGGAAGTGGTATTGTCCGCTTCGTCAATGATGATGACTTTATG